GCTTTCAGGTTTGAGCCTAGGAATGAAAGGCGGAGAAATAGCATCAGGTAGTGTTGTCAATCCTTTCATGTTTATGATGTTCAAAAGACCCGGATTTAAAGAATTTACATTAAGTTGGACTTTGGCTCCAAACACAGAAAGCGAATCAGAGACTTTATTGAGTATAATAAAAGAATGCAAGGCAGCTGCATTACCTAGTACCACTGGAATTTGGGGGCTACAGAAATACCCTAAGATTGCTTTGGTATCATTTAAGCCAGAGAAATATCTATTCAAACTGAAGCCATGCGCCATCATATCAGTTCAAGTTGATTATAATGGATCAGGAACTCCATCTTTCTTTAGAAGTGGAGCACCAACAGTAATCAACCTTACATTGCAGTTGAAAGAAATTCAGCTCTGGACTTCAGAAGAAATAACATAAAGAGTAAGACATGCCACAAAGATATTTCGACAAATTCCCTGTTATAACCTATGCTAATAATCAAGCCATAGATATTACTAGGCGTGTTACTGTTTTAGACAAAATCGAAACAATTCCATTTGTTTATTATCCTTATGAAATTACCGACAATGAAAGAGCCGATCAGCTAAGTGCTAGATATTATGATGATCAATATAAAAGTTGGATCCTTTATATTGTAAACAAAATCGTTGACCCATATTATGAGTGGTATTTACACGAAAGAGAAATGGTCGATTTCTTAGACAAGAAATATGGTTCTTATTATAACGCTCAATCTAAAATTAAACATTATGTTAATAATTGGGTAGACGGAGATCAGCTGACAATTGGTGGATATAATGCATTGACTCCTGGCATGCAAAGATATTGGGAGCCTGTATTTGGTTCTAACGGAAGAACCATGTCATACAAGAGAAAACAGATTGATTGGAAAACTAATACCAACAAAATTGTTCAGTATACCGTCAGTAATACTTCTTTCATAAAAGATGAAATTTGTTATATAAATTTCAGTAACGAGAATTATGGAAGAGGACAGGTGTTGTCAGTTTCTAATAATAAAGTTTCTGTTTGTCATGTTAGCGGTATATTTGTTGATAACGATGATGTTTCCATAACTTCTAACAGTTATATTTATGGCTCTGAGAGTTCAGTAAATACTGTGTTTACATCTTCAAATGTAGTTTCTTCCAATATACCGGCAGAAGAAGAGGCGTATTGGAAAGCTGTTACTTACTTAGAATTTGAAGAAGATAAAAACGAATTTAATAAAACTATTAGAGTTCTTGATAACAGATTGAAGCAAGTAGCGGTTGATAACCTAACAGATTTATTGAAGGAATAAAATGGCTGCAGGTGATATCAAAATATCCAACGTAAAAGTTGGTAATATGGAGCTAACCAAGGACAAGAAAGTTTCATTGGTTGGTTTCAACGTATATGAAGATATATTGAATCCTTACGGACCAGTTGGTGAAGTAAGAGTTATGGATGCTTCCGACGCATTAGGTCAAAACAGAATTAATGGTTCATACGATCAAGATGTCGAGATAAGATTTTCTGGAGATGATAACATTTTTAGTTCTGGCGGCGGCGGTAACTTCAAATTTAAAATGTTCCAGAATAAAAATCTAAATGATGAATCTTTAAACAACACTGGGTCTGGTCACAATAAACAATACGACATAAGATGTGTTTCTCCTGAATTTCTAAACGCTCAGGGTAATCATATCGAAAAGAGCTTTAAAGGTAAAACCAGTGAAGTAGTTGAGCATATACTCAAAGAAGGGTTTAAAACTAAAAGAAAAATAGATAAAGCTGACACCAAAGGAAATCGTAGAATCGTAATTCCTAAAATGCATCCTTTAGACGCTATAAAGAAAATGAATACAGAACATGTTTCTGAGAAATATGAATCTTCTACGTTTGCTTTATTCCAACAAGGGGACAGCGGGGGCGAACACAAATATGTGTTTAAGACTTTTGAAGAATTGTTTGAACAGTCACCTGTAGTTAAATTAAGACAAACTACAAATTTAAGTTTTTCTAAAGCAAATCAGCAAGACAGACAAAATTCTATCATGTGGTTTAAACCCTCTAAGAATTTTGATGCTGGTCCTAGAGCCTTAGATAAGACTGAAGAATACGCTATAGATTTAACAAGTCATAAGGTTATTGCTACAAACACTCAAAAGCAGAACAAATTCAAATTTGCTGATAGTCAGGGCGTATACGATCAGTCGCCTTCATATGCTAAGTCTTTGCCTGTTAGATACATACATGATAAGGCAAACAATAAAGATAAGCATACAACTTCTGAGGCAAAAACAAAAAGGTCAGCATTTCTGGCCCACTTGGCACAGAACTCAGCTGAATTAGAAGTTTACTACAACCCTAAAATCACTTTAGGTTCTATGATTGAATTGGATATTCCTAAGAAAGCTAATAGTGATTGGGAAGAAGGCGAGTCGCAATTCAATGGTAAGTGTTTGGTTGTTGCTATAAGAACAAAGTATAGAGTTGCAGCCGAGCCGCCAAATTGCACAATGATATTAAGAGTTGTTAAGGCATCGTTCAAACGTGGCGGTGGAGGTCAAGGATAATGTTTTATATTGCTGAAGTTAGAAATTTTGAAGAAGATCCGACTAGATCTGGACGTGTTAAGGTTAGAATATATAACGAACATAACGATGAACAATCAATTAAAGACGAAGAACTTCCATGGGCTATGGTTGTTCAACCAGTAACATCGGCTGCAACATCAAGAATTGGTGTTTCGCCTTCTGGTCTTAAAGTTGGTTCTAGAGTGTTGGTTACATATTTACCTCATGATACTGCTATGCAATATCCTATTGTTCTTGGTTCTTTGGCTCGTGGTGATATGCCAGAGGGTCACGAAGATAGTAATGGCGGCGTAGGTCAACAATCACAAGAAGCTCAAAGAAATTCTGGAGGTAAAATTAAGAAACCTGGTATTGATAATCCTGCATGGACAAGGAAAAGTAATTAATGGCAGAAAAGGCTTTTGAAAATAACAATAAAACGGTCAGTCCTAATCATCAAACATTAGGCGGTCAAAAACCAAAGATTAATGCTGAGGTGAAATATGCAGATTCACCGGCAGTAAAACCAGACGAATCAAAAAGTTTATCAGACGCTAGAGATAAGTTTGCACCTAATGCAGACAAGCCAACTTCTGCAGCTGCTGAAAAAGGTCAAACTGACTTACCGCAATTAATGAAACAAATTGATCCTCAAGGTAAGGCTCAAGTTCTACCGCAAATGTATCCTCAGTTGATGCAGATGACTAATATCCTTGGTATGGGCAGTGGAATGATGGGTGGTATGGGTTCTGGCGGTTCAGGTCAAAACACACCACAAGGTATTCTTGATAGCACCGATCCAGTGCCTGCAGGTATTATAACTGTAATAAATGATTCGTTTACTGGCGCTTTGGCTTTATTATCATTGAAGTATGGGTTCGAAAGAGTAATAGAAGTTTTCACAACCCTTTTGGACAATGGCGGTATTGATGAAGTCGATGACAGATTTCAAGAAATTGTTAAGAATTCTATAGCCAATCTAATTAAAGTTGCATTATATTATGGACCATTGAATATTCCTGTATCGGTATACGATGAAACAATTTATGGCGATATTGTTCCAAGTCCTTTGATTGCAACAAGCGAAGTTCCTGACGGTTATATTAAACAGTATTATCAAATTGCTCTTGACCCATATCCAGGTTATATAGAATGGTTGTCGCCAGACAAAACCGAAAAAGTTTATACCAGAAGAGAACCTGGAACATTTGTGTATACCACGCCAAACGAAGAAACTTATTCTTTGTCTGAAATTGAAATAGCTACTGATCTGAAGCCATATATTTGGGTTCAGAATCCGCAGCCAATATTAACAATAGAAATATTGAATTATATATTAGCTAAACAAGTAGTAAACGTTGAAGATAATATAACAAACAACAATATGGGCAATAACGCTAATCAAAACAACAGTAGTGGCGGGAGCATGGGAGGACAGTTACAGTCTCTTATGCAAATGCTTACTTCTCAGCAATTACCAAAATCTGTATTGAACCAAGGCGATATACAAAAGACATTGAATCAATATACTAAAGATATGACTTTTAATAATCAGTTGTTTGAAATGGGTAATCAAGCCATGGGTGGTGGCGTCGGCGGCGCTCTAGGTTCATTAGGTAATATGGGTGGCATTTCAAATATCATGAGCGGATTTGGTTCTGGTGGTGGAGGTATTGGAGGAGTGCTTGGTAACATGGGTGGTGGTAATCTACTCGGTAGTTTTGGTGGTTTTGGTGGCGGATCCGGCGGCGGTGGTGGTGGAGCTGGTAGTGGTTTCCCAGGAGCTTCTGGCGGCGGATATTATGCTGGTGGCGATGTAACTGAAACAGGCAAGAAAAATATTTCTCAGATGTTAACATTGTTAGGTGTAAGTTAATGGTAGATCATAACAAAAAAGTTCCAAAATCAGCATTAGATGAGAATGACATTGAACCAAAGTATGGTTACGTTCATGGCGAATGGGACGCTCTTGGAGGACATCATCTAACATACCGCAATCCAGATGAACATGAAAAGTCGTATTCAGAATCATTGACCCCAAGCGGTAGTTATCAAATAACGCACCACGATCAAGATAAAAAAGAAATTCATACTTCAGTAAATCCCGGCGAACATAGAGGTTATGTTGGCGGTGGTAAGTCAGTTCAAGTAGATGGTCATTTTGATCACAATGGCGAAAAGACTGGTAGAATGGAACATGGCGATGACTTTGGTCATGTTGCTGGTAAAAACTATTACAGAGGAACTGGTAAAAAAGAATTTAAGATGTCTGGAGATTCCAGATACAACGGTGTTCAGCAAGGTTCAGCGCCAGTTCATTGTAATGTTGATGCAGGAACCAATCGTCATAGAGTAAAGGGTGATAGATTTAACGCCACTGAAGGCGATTATGTATCTATGGGTGAAAAGAAAAAGATCGAAGTGTTCCAGAAAGACGTTTCGTTGTATGCTGGAGCCAATTACGACAACTATGTTAGCGAAAAAGGTAAAATAGAAACAGGTAGCACTATGATGGTGCAGACTGGTTCAACAGCTACCATTAATTCCGCTTCAGATGCTTTTGTTAAGGCAGCAACTGATATTACAATAGATGCTGGATCTAAGGTAACTATAAAGGTTGGTGGTTCTAGTATTGTTATAGAAAGCGGCACCATAACAATTAAATCTGCATCTATTAAGTTTGAGCAAGGTTAAATAGTATATGCAAGCACATAGACAAGATGACCAAAGATCTTGTGGGGCTACTACAGTGGTTAGTGGTCAGAGTTTTGTCACTATTGATAACAAATTATGGGCAGTAGAAAACGATCAAAACACTCATGGGGCAGGTGGGTTAATCGCCAGTAAATCATATATTACAATTGGCGGTAAAAAAATAATAGTTGTGACTGATAGCGCCAATCCAGATAATTTATGTCCATCGGCTGGAGGAGAACACTGTAATCCAAAGGCTTCATCCGGAAGTAGCTTAGTAGACGTAGGATAAAAATGGCATTAACAAGAGCAGACACCTTTACAGGTTCAAAAAAACAAATTGAATACTTTTCAGATTTTATGACAAGTTTTGCAAAAACACCAGTAGGCAATCAGTTAGCAAGAGTTACTAACGAGCATGCTGTTATGCAATCTCTGAAAAATCTTATACGAACTAATCTAGGCGAAAGACTATTTCAGCCTACGGTTGGCTCTGATGTCATGGCAACTTTGTTCGAACTCAATACCGATGAAGCTAGAGATTCTTTGGAATTGTTTATAAACAACACAGTTGAAAACAATGAACCTAGAGTTAATCTTTTACAAACTATTGTAAATACTGATAACATTAATGAAAACCAAATAGAAATAACATTAATTTATAATCTAATAAATAATCCAACAGAGTTAACTCTTAACTTAGTACTAAAAAGAGTCCGATAAATGGCAAATAGTTCACTTAATCTATCGTCTTTAGACTTCGATACTCTTAAGAGTAATTTTAAAGAATTCCTTAAGACACAATCAGCATTCAAAGATTATAATTTTGACGGCTCAAACATCAACGTTCTACTTGATGTTATGTCATATAATTCATTTTTGAATTCATTCTATTTGAATATGGTTGCATCTGAGATGTTTTTGGACTCCGCTCAGAAAATCGATTCTGTTATTTCACACGCCAAAGAATTGAACTATATTCCAAGAAGCGCACATTGCGCTGTTGCTAATATTACATTCACTGTAGAAACCACTGGTCTAACATCAAACAAATTAACTCTACCAAAAGGCACTAGATTTACTGGTTATAATTCCAATGGATCATATACCTTTGTTACCGATCTTTCACAGACATTTGTTTCTTCGAATAACACATATTTGGTTGATAACATCCAAGTAAACGAAGGAACATATTTCTCAGATTCTTTTGTTGTAGATTATGATATAGAAAATCAAAAATTCACATTATCTAATGAAAATGTTGATACATCAAGTTTAACAGTTTATGTTGCTGAAAATGGTTCTAATACAGAATATACTTACGCTTCTACGCTTTTTGGTTTGAACGACATTTCTACAGTTTACTTTATTCAAGCTGTTGAAGGCGGGAAATATGAAATAAAGTTTGGCGATGGTTTATTTGGTAAGAAACCTATTAATGGTGCTTCTATCAACGTTGATTACATTGTAACAAATGGTTCAGACGGTAATGGCGTAGAAAATTTCGTATTATCTGATAACATTGGACCAGGTAATGGCGGCGAGGCCACTGCTTCAGATATTACAGTTATTACTAGTTCTATACAAGGTGCAAATCAAGAAAGCATTGAGAATATAAGATTTAATGCTCCAAGATATTATGCTACACAACAAAGAGCAGTTTCTGTAGATGACTATTATTCATTAGTACGTGCTGAGTTTGGTGGTGCGGTGGACGACGTTATTATTTACGGCGGTCAAGACTTAGAACCAAAACTATATGGAAGAGTTATTGTATCTATTAAACCAACGGCATCAATAACTGCTTCGTCTTTATTGAAAAATGATATTATCAATTATTTGCAAGATTATATAGCATTACCAAATAGAATTATAGTTACAGATCCTGAATATTTCTATATTGATGTTACTACAACTGTTCAGTTTAATTCTAAACTAACAACAAAATATTCTACTGAAATTAAAAGTATGATTCTAGATGGAATAATAAATTTCAGTAAAGATCATTTGGAAAAATTTGGCAATGATTTTAGATATAGTAGATTCGTTACTCATATTGATTCGTTAGATCAAAGTATAACTAGTAACGATACACGTGTTAAAATCGTTAAAAGATTAACTCCGAAATTACTATTTGCTACTTCTTTTGATATAAGATTTAATAATGGCGCCGAACAAGAAGGATATTATAATGGTGTCGCTTATCCTGACGAAAGAGTTTTGGGAAGCACATCGTTCTCATACGTAGACGAAGATGATAATATCTATCCTAATTGCTATTTGGAAGATGACGCTGTTGGAAATGTTATTGTTTATACTTATTTGAAAGGCGTAAGAACAGTTCTTAAAGCTGATATAGGAACTATCGATTATAACACTGGTATGGTAACAATATCAAATCTTAAGACTGCAGATTATGATGGGTATATAGAATTGTCTTTGACTACTAAGAATAAAGATATTATTGCATCAAAGAATGTTGTGCTTTTGATCGATCCAGTAGATGTTAATATAGAAATTATAGAAACAATAAAGTAAAATGGATTTAACAATAGAAAAAACAATCTCGAATTTTGTTCAAAATCAGTTCCCCCAATTCTACCAAGAAGAGGGTGAAAACTTCATTTTGTTCGTAAAGACTTACTTTGAGTGGATGGAACAAGAAGGCCAGCCAATTAAAGAAGCTAGAGAATTATTTGAATATAGAGATATTGACACCACCATTGAAAGATTTCTGGAGTATTTTCAGAAAAAATATCTTTATGGCATTCCGTTTAATATCATTGCTAATAAAAGATTTCTATTAAAACATATTCTAGATGTTTATCGTTCTAAGGGAACTATACAAGGTTATAAACTATTATTTAAATTGGTTTATAACGAAAACGTAGATATTTACTTACCAGGCCAAGATGTTTTAAGAGTTTCTGACGGTAAATGGGTTGAACCAAAATACCTAGAAATAACTTGGAGTCCTGTATTAGAGGATCTGATTGGTAAAACAATATACGGCATTTCTTCTCATACTACAGCAGTAGTTGAAAGAATTGTAAAAGAACATTTCAACAAAAATGAAATATATGTTATGTATATTAACCATGTTGCTCCAAAAGGCGGAGACTTCATCGTTGCTGAAAAAATAGTTGATGAGAGATATAAAACAGATTCTAATTTGATTGGTCTATCCCCAACAATTCTAGGCTCTCTTGATAGATTAGATGTTTTCAACAGTGGAAATTCATTTAACGTTGGTGACATTTTAAAAATAGCATATAAAGATCCAGATACTAATGAAGTTGATTCGTTCGGCGATCAAGGATTAATAGTTGTTACATCCTTGTTTCGTGGTTATGGTTCTCTTAACTTTAATATTAAGAACGGTGGGTTTGGCTTTGCTGCTAATGCTGCCATCTTCTTGTATAAAAATATATTAGATCAAACAGGTCAGGGTGCTAGTTTTAATATTAAATTGGCTGACGTAAAGTCTTTGACATATAATACTGATTTATTTTTAGATTATCAAGACCTTCAATTAAACGAAATTTATGGGTTCTACAAATACCCAAACGCTAATGCTTCTTCCACCTTAGATGAGTGTTTTAGTTATGAAACTAATAGTTTCGGAAGAATTGCAGCCCTTACAAACGTTTTGGCTGGTAACGGATATATTGCGCCCGCAAACGTATTCGTTAGATCAACTTTTATGTCTAAAAATATTCCAGGTAAATTGACTTGGTATAATAGCAACGATTTTGTTAATGCGTATTCCAGTCAAGTATATGTCAATACTTCTTATATTTCTAGTAATGTAATTCTTATACCTAATGCTTTAAAACATTATGACGCTAATGCTTATGTTGATTATATTGTTCCAGCAGGTAATACAGCAATAACCGGATTGACAGCAAATACTAGATATTATGTAAAAACAACTAACTCAATTGGTATTACATTGAGCGCAACACAGGGCGGCGCTGAATTAAGTATTACTACTGCTGTTGCTGCTAATACTACAGAAAGACATTCGTTTATAACAAAGGCTTTAACAAGAAGTTTTTATGCAAATACTACTTCAGTAAATAATTCAGCCTATTCTATTCTGTTAACAAATGCCAATACATATTTTTACCCAGACGATTACGTTTATTACCTAGTTCCTAGCGGAAATACAGGTATAATTGGTCTCACACCAAATTCTTTTTATTACGTTGAAAGTTCTAATTCTACTGCAATAACATTAAGCGATACATTTACTGGTAACTCAGATCCTATTGAAATATCAACTAGTGTTATATTAGCTGGTGAAACTCATTACTTATTAAACGATACTTTACGTAACACTTATCCATACGTTAATGGATTTATAACATCAGTTTATGCTAATACTACATCGATTAATAATACTAGTTATGCGTTCAAAATAGCAAATGCTGATTTGTATTTTGCAGTCAACGATAGAGTATATTACGACGTTCCGGCTGGTAATACAGCCATAGCTAATCTATCAGCAAATTCTGTGCTTTATATTAAGACTACCAATTCATCAGCTATTACTTTAAGTAATTCAGCTGGTGGTCCGGTAATTCAAATATATACAGGGTCTTCTGTTGCTGCAGAAAAACATTTTATCAAAACAGCCAAATTCAGTAAATATTTTGCCAACGACGATATTATCTATCTTCAAGCAAATAGCTCAAATGCAAACACTTTAGAGTTGGCTGTTATCAGAAACATAATAAGCGATGTTTCAATACAATTGTATGGTTTCACAAATAATAGTTCTACTTCTAGTTCTTTGTATGGTAGATCTGTTGTTATTATGCCAGCGCAGTTTGACGATTCTGAATATTCTGGTAGAAATAAGACAACTGGTAGTTCTGATATTTTCAGTATTCTATCTTACACATATAGTACTTTAGATTACACTAATCTAGCTAATATTATGAAAAGACTAGATGGCACAATTAATGGCATAAATGATAATATTGAAGCTCTGAACTCTAGTGGTAATAATATCGTAGAAAAAGTTACTGCTATTAATTCCGGAAAGGGTTACGTTGAGGGTGAATCTGTTCATGCTTATCGTTATGGAATTCTACAAGTCCCAACAGTTGTTAAAGCTGGTAGAGGATATGTTAACGGTGATACCATTGTTTTCACTGGAGGCGTTACAGAAAACCCAGCAAGAGGTTCTATTCTAACAAATTCTCAAGGCAATGTTGTTTCAGTTAATACTTCTGAAGGCGCTTGGTATGGCGGCGTTGGTTATAATTCATTACCTGAAATGACAATCAGATCCGTGAACAGCGCAGCAAACGGCGCTATTCTATCTACCAAATATATACCATTCGACACAGCTAATGAAATTAGAGGACTAGTAAGAAAAGGTGGTATTGGTAGAGGTATTGGTTATTGGGCTACAACTGACAGTCTTTTGAATTCTGATAAAGTCATCCAAGATAGCTATTTTTATCAAGATTATTCTTATGAAATAAGAACTGGTTTAAGTTTAGAAACATATAAAGATATTTTCTATTCAACATTCCATACAGCTGGATCTGCTCTATTCGGAAGATATGAGCTTCAGCCGTTTGTTCTACCCAGCGCAATAGAACTGAATTATGACGCTGTTGCAAATACTTCTTGGCCTCTTTATATAACCTGTGATATTTTAGATCACAGGGTCAGCGCTGATGTTTATTACGAGGAACTACCAAACGGCACTACTTTACCAGGTGTAATTTTGACCGTGGACCAATATGTGTTCGCTAACAATTATTTTGGGGCTGATATAAATACAACATATTCAGACAACAGAACAATAACTTCCGATAGAATATCAGAAGATTTACCATCTTAATTTAGTCATAGGGGATTTAAATTGGCAAGACAAGTAGTTAACGTGGGAAGTAGCCCAAATGATGGAACTGGCACTCCACTTAGAGATGCTATGGTTATCATCAATGATAACTTTTTAGAACTTTATACCAATCCGGTTGTTAATACAGCGATCACAGTCGGTAACTCTTCAGTAAATACTGTAGTTAATTCGACCTCTTTGGTATTTGGAAACAATTCCTCTACCATAAGAATCGGAAATACTTCTATAAATGCTGTTGCCAACAGTTCCGGGTTTTTCACAGGCAATGGAACGGTGACAGCAAATTCTATAAGTGTTACATCTAATACAGTAAATATTGGTTCTTATACAGCTGCAGCCAATGGTTACACATATCTGCCTAATGGGTTCAAAATGAATTTTGGGTATGTGCTTGCTAACTCTGCTGTTGGAAACGCTACATTTGCGAATGCATTCACTACAGGTCCATACGTTGTTACAGCAACATCTAATATAGCTGCAGCAACTTATGAAGCTGCTGTTATTGCAACTAATACGAGTGTTGCTGTTATCAGAACATCAAACGCAACTTTGTCTAATGTATATTACATTGCTATAGGAAGATAAGGTATTTAAATGTCTGGAGTATTACAACCTTTTTATAGAAAGGCTCTAATAGATGAAATGCTTGATAATGTTAAATCAAACACTTCATATTATTACGCTGTCGCTTCTAATCCTATAGAAAGAGTTGGACCGCTTTCTAACACTACTGCTGACGATTATAACACCCAATTTGAATCAGATTGGTTAATGTTGTTTGGTAAAAAATTAATAATATCAAATTTTGCACCTTTGATAGATAATAATATTTGGGCCAATGGTGTTGTTTATAGAATGTATGATAACAACGATGCAAATCTATATTCTAATAATAAATTTTATGTAATATCCACTCCAGATTATACTGGCGGTTCTTATGACATTTATAAATGCATCGATAATGCTAACAATTCCCCTTCTACTGTAAAACCTTCTATACCACAAGTAACTTCTTTCGAAACATCTGATGGATATGTTTGGAAATACATCACCTCTGTTCCATATAGAGTTTATAAGATGTTTTCTACAAACGATTATGCTCCAGTATATGCAAATAGTGTAACTTCTTTATATGCTAATGTTTACTGTGGTGTAGAAAAAG